GAAGCAGATAGAAAGGTTGCTGAATTAAGAGAACAAGCTGCTAATAAAGATAAAGTAAGTGCTAAAGAAAGAATTGAAGCATTAGAGGAAGCAGGTAGGATTTCAGAGGAAATAACTAATAAAGAAATTGCTGCTGCAAAAATAAGGTTTGATGCTAAAGTGCAAGAAAATTCACTTGCTAAAAGCACAAAAGAAGATTTATTAGAAGAAGCTAATCTAAAAGCTACACTTATAAATTTAGAAACTGAAAGGTTAAGAAAGCAGAAATCTATTACTGCTGAAATTAGTGGTGCAAGAAAAGAAGAAAAAGCGAGATTAGAAGCCGAAGCTAAAGAAAAGCAAGATGTAATTGATAAAGCAGCTACTGATGAACTTACAAGATTAGAGGGTATTCAAAAAGTAAGAGATGAATTTGCACAAAAACAAAAAGAGAAAGAATTAGAAACCGAATTACAAAAGATTGATTTAGACGAGCAAAAGAAAATTGCAGAGTTAGATAAATTAAATGCAACCGAACAACAGAAGCAAGAGGTTTACGAATACTATGCAGGTTTGCGAACTGATGTAGAAATAAAAGAAAATAAGAAAAAAGAAAAAATAGAAAAGCTACGTAAACAACAAACTTTAAATGATGCTAAAAACACATTAAATCAAATATCACAATTAGCAGGTAAGGATAGTAAAATTGGAAAAGCTATGGCGATAGCGAGTGCAACTATAAGTGGTGTACAAGGTGTACAGAATGCTTATTCTACGGCACAGAAATCTCCTATAACCACAGTATTTCCTGCATACCCTATTGTACAAGGTGCATTAGCAGGTGCAGTAGCTTTAAAGAATATTAGTGCAATTAAAAGTGTAGACCCTAAAGGTGGTGGGTCAAGTACAGTACCAAGACCATCTGGAGGTGGGGGTTCTACTTCTGCACCATCACAACCTCCTGCATTTAATGTAGTGGGGGCAAGTAGTACAAACCAATTAGCAAGTGCGATAGGTAGCCAAGCACAAGAGCCGACAAGAGCGTATGTAGTATCTAATGATGTAACTACTGCACAATCAATGGATAGAAATATCGTAGATGGAGCATCTATTTAAAAAGACAAAATAAAAACATTATAACTATATACAAATATGAATATAATAGAGTTAATATTAGACGAAGATAATAACGAAATTGGGATAGAAGCTATTAGCGTAGTTGAAAACCCTGCTATTGAAGAAGATTTTATTGCTTTGAATAGTAATATTATAGAATTAAAGGAAGCAGATAAAGAAAAGAAGTTACTTGTAGGTGCATTATTGATACCCAATAAACCTATTTACAGACGAAGTGGGGATGAAGAGTATTATATATACTTTTCAAAAGATACTGTTGTTAAAGCATCTCAAATGTATTTAATGAATGGTAACCAAAGTAAAGCTACTTTAGAACACGACCACGAAATTAATGGACTTACTTTAGTAGAGAGTTGGATAGTAGAAGACGAGGTACACGACAAGTCAAGAAAGTTTGGTATGAATGTACCAGTAGGGACTTGGATGGGTTCTGTTAAGGTAAACAACGATGAGGTATGGAATGACTTTGTAAAAACTGGTAAGGTAAAAGGGTTTAGCATCGAGGGTTACTTTGCGGATAGAATGGAAAGACCTAAAGAACCGATTAAGGAAGAGGTAGAGGCAGAGCAATTATTATCAGAACTTAAAAAAATGTTAAGCAATGAATAAACAAGATAATAGCACACCAAGTAGTACAAGTCCTAAAGCAAGTAAAAGAGGTTGCCTATGTAAGAACAATACATACTCTAAAAAGTGTTGTGATGGTAGCTTACAAGCACAAGGTATAGGTAAAACCTCAACTACTATATAAACGAAAATACAAATTAATTATTTTAATACTATATATTTATATGAAACCAAGTGAAATGTTAAATCAAGTAAAAACTCTTTTAGGAGTTGAAGTAAAACTTGAACAAATGAAATTAGAAAACGGAACTGTTTTAGAAGCAGATAAGTTTGAGGGTGGTAACGAAATCTTTATCGTAACAGAAGATGAGAAAGTCGCTTTACCAATCGGAGAATACGTTTTAGAAGATGGTCAAACTTTAGTAATCGAAGAAGAGGGTATTATCAAAGAGATGAAATCTGAAAACGAAGAAGCTAAAGAAGAAGAAGTAGAGGTAGAAGCAGAAGAGGGCGAAGAAGAAGAAAAAGAAGAAATGGGTTATGCTACTAAAGAGGAACTTGAAGAAGTTAAATCTATGATTGAAGAAATCAAAGCAATGTTANAACCTAAAGAAGAAATGTCAGAAGAACCTAAAGAGGAAGTAAAAGAAGAATTATCTTCTCAAGAAATCCCAACAGAGGTTGCACAAGAATTATCTGAACCTGCTGCTGAACCAATCAATACAAGTGCAGAGATTTCTAAAACAGAAGTAAAATTCAATATTTCATCTAAAAGAAAGATGTCTACATTGGATAGAGTAATGAATAAAATGAACAAACTTTAATAACAAATAAATTAAATAAAATGAGTGTATCTTTAACATCAACTTATGCAGGCGAATTTTCAGGCAAGTATATCGCTGCTGCATTATTATCGGCATCTACTTTAGATAGTGGTGCTATTTCAATTTTACCAAACGTAAAGTTTAAATCTGTTATCCAAAAAGGAGCAACTGATGACATCGTAAAAGATGCATCTTGTGACTTTGTAACTAACCAAGGGACTTTAACTTTAACAGAAGCAATTTTAACACCAGATGAATTTCAGGTAAATTTACAACTATGTAAAAAAGACCTACACGCATCTTGGGAAGCTGCTCAAATGGGCTATTCGGCTTTCGATAATTTAGCACCATCTTTCGCTGAATTTGTAATTTCTCACGTTGCTGCAAAAGTAGCTGACAAGACAGAGAAAAACATCTGGAGTGGAGCAACTGCAAATAGTGGAGAATTTGATGGATTTACTGCAAAGTTAACTGCTGATGCAGACGTAAATGATGTAGTAGGAACTTCTGTAACTGCTGCAAACGTAATCGCTGAAATGGGTAAAGTAGTAGATGCTATTCCAACAAGCGTATATGGACAAGAAGATTTAACATTATATGTTTCTTCTAACGTAGCAAGAGCATACATTAGAGCATTAGGAGGATTTGCTGCAACTATCGGTGCAAATGGTTCTGATAACAAAGGAACTCAATGGTACAACGGAGGAGAATTATCTTTCGATGGTGTAAACATCTTTGTTGCTAAAGGATTAGCAGATGATACTATGGTAGCTGCACAAAAATCAAACTTATATTTCGGAACAGGTATCTTAAACGACCAAAACGAAGTGAAAGTAATTGATATGTCAGACATCGATGGTTCACAAAATGTTAGAGTAATAATGAGATTTACCGCAGGTGTACAACACGTATTCGGTGGAGATATCGTACTTTATTCTTAAAATTAATTAATAATCATTAAAGAGGGTGGGTATGCGAAATGCACATCTACCCTTTTTTATTTAAAACAATATAAAAAATATGGCTTGTTCATTAACAACTGGGCGTAAAGTACCTTGTAAGTCGGCAGTAGGTGGGATTAAAACCATTTACTTCGCAGATTATGGAACTTTAGGAGCGTCTACAATAGTAGCAGGAGAGATTACTGGTTTCGCAGGAACTCCTGATTTTTTCCAATTTGATGTAAAAGGTAGTTCTGCATTAGAAACTGCTATTAACTCATCAAGAGAAAATGGAACGACTTTCTATGAAAGTACATTAACTATGTCTTTAACATTCCAAGACAAAGCAACTCAAGAAGAGTTGAAATTAATTGCACACGCAAGACCACACGTGGCTATCGAGGACTACAACGGAAATTTCTTCCTATTAGGATTAGACCACGGAGCAGAGGTAACAGGTGGTTCAATTACAAGTGGAGCAGCAATGGGTGACCTTTCTGGTTACTCTTTAACGATTGTAGCACAAGAAACTGCACCTCCTTACTTTGTAACTGGTTCAGTAATTACTGCTGATGCATCTGCGGTTCAGATTGACCCAACTGCATAACAATAAATTTCTTTATTTAAAAGGGGGTATCTTAACGGATACCCTTTTTTTATTCTAAAAGCTATGCTTTTTTATTAATACACACAAAAAATAGTATTTGTTACTATATACTAATATGAAAGTATTAACGACAAGCACAGATGCACAAACTATAAAAGTAATACCACGTGATTATGTGGGTACTGTTACTTTAAAATTAAGAGATGATAGTACCAATGAGGTTACTACTGCGAGTGTAAATACTGTTACTGATAAGGATTATTTAAGCGTTTCTTATGCGTTTAATCTAAAAGAGGGTAGATACTATGACTTAACCCTTTTAAATGGCTCTAATGTAGTTTATTTAGATAAAATATTCTGTACAGACCAAACAATAAACCAAGATACCAACGATTACTATTCTGTAAATAAAAACGAGTATGTAAGTAAAGATGGTAGTAATGATTATATAGTTTTATAATATGAATGATTTAAGAGTATTAAATTTATCGACTTACACAAGTCCTAAAATAAAGGAAACAAAGACAGATAATTTTGTTTCTTATGGAGAGGACAATAATTACTTTCAGTTTNTAATTGATAGGTATAATGGTAGTGCTACAAATAATGCTATTATAAACGGAATGTCAGAAATGATTTTCGGTAAAGGTTTGGATGCAACGGATAGCAATAGAAAACCAGAAGCATACGCTCAAATGATTACCTTATTCCACGATGATTGTGTAAGGAGGTTGTCAAGTGATTTAAAACTTATGGGGCA